ACATTTCAACAGCCACCATTTCGGTTGGCTGATTAACGGCATCAATGGGAAGCGTCAAGGACAACTTACCACCTTCTTCAGTTACGAGTGTCATCGGTGAAGACGACGAAGGGGCGATATAAACCGCCCCTACCTCTAGATAATCGTTATCTTGACGACAATTGATGAAGTATGAACGCTTGTCTTCGGAGACCAGCAGTTCGTGGTTCATCAGTACACAGACAGGGCAGCATTTCCAGCGTCATATGTACCAGACCAGATTTCACCACGGGACTGGAAGGTCCAGGAGTATTCAATCAAGCCGTCAGAAGGAGCAGCCTCAGACACGCTGACCACAGAACCCTGGAAAGCACGGCAGTGGTAGATGTAGCTGTTGTTGGTGTCAATACCCAAGAAGGTGAACATCTCAACCCAGATCTCAACGTCAGGATCGGATTCAGCGTTCAGAACCAGCTGCAGACCGTCATCGATATCGGCTTGAGGAGCGCCATTGGTATCGATATTGTTGATGAAGAAGGCAGAGCAAGCCAGTTCACCGGATTGGGTGACACCCACGGAATCTCGCCAGCCGCTGTCACCCAGGAGGAAGAATTCTTGGGAGTTAGGAGCAGGAGTGAACTCAGCTCGGGTCGCGCCCTTAAGGAACTTATAAGCTGCCAATCCGGATGGCAGGGTGATTGCGCCAGCGTTAAGTGTGCAGGATTTACGGGTACCGCCGGGGTCATGGATCCGCACGATGCGGTCACGCCCCTTAGCAAAAGCACCACCAGGAAGATTAGCCATTAGCTTCTCTCAGGTTGAATTGAATAATCGGGGATAAACACTTTCAGTGTTTCGAAGGAGATGTCAGTCTGAGCTACATGCACAGGATCCTGGATATCCGGGAACCACTGAAAGAGAAGCTCGCGCACCTCGGCTAGTGTTTCAGCCGTGTCGTAGCTAGTGAGATAGATCGGCCAACGGACGTCTATAAACACAGCTTGGGACAAGGTGGGCCTGTTCACCATTTCAGGGACTTGATCAATGACACATTCAATGCCGGTGACTGTCCAATCCTTGGGAACTTGCTGCTGACCCCGTACCCAAAGGGCGGGGGACGTGGATCCATCCGGAAGGTTGTAATTTCCTAATTTGGACCCAATTGCTGAGTTAACTAAACCGCGTATTTGGGATACACTAGCCACTTAACTCTCTCCTAAGTATAGTCTCAAAGTAACTTTTAGCGTCCACATTTTCGAGAGCAGTGCGTGTCCAAGGCCTTGCTGGCCACTCACCACCGTTCTTCAGCTTTGCGCCTTCATGTACTTCGGCTGCATACTCAACAGGCCAAGAGAACTCGAACGATGTATCAGAGACGCGTCGTACAGTTTGACTAGCACGGAGACGACCGGTATCGACAATGTCGCGTGTACGGCCATCGACCCAATCCCATTTATTAGATGAGATTTCGCTTGTATATTCAGCCGAAAGGCGGTTTACAAGCGCTTGTGTCGCCTTGGCAACGGCCTTATCAAAAGCAGAGGTATCTAGCTTTTTTGGTGTTGCCATAATTAGCCTGCCCTGCCAGCCTGCTTAAACACGCCCGAAAACTCTTGAAAGAGCGTAGAACGCGCAAAGGTTAGTGATTTACTACCTAAATCAGTTAGTCGGAGAGTGCCGTTAATACCGTTAACGGTGCAATCAGCAATACTGCCAACTTTGATCTTGGAACTAAATGTAGATGGATCTAAGAGACGNCCTTTACAGCGCATCTCGTTCTCAGCGATACCTGGCTTTTGNTCTTCACTGCTGAGCTGCAACTGAATGTTTGCCGTGTANGTCTCTGTTGANTCAACAGGCACGGTATTTCCAGTTGTCGCATCAACAGAAAAGGTTCTGTANACCTTAAATGCTAATGAAGCATTGTCGTAGGGTGCATATGCTCCCATCAGAATACAAATCCAGAGGTTTCCCCTAATCCCTGCTGCATCAGCTCGTAAATATACCCGTAATTAGTCACTTTAAAGCCGTCCCCGGCGTAATCCCCAGAGACGGCTCCAACTTGTTGACCAATTGCTTGGGTACGGAGCGCCAGCATGTGTGCGGTCAAATAATTCACCGCGTCGTCGTGCTTGTCTCCCCACAAGTCACTGTCACACTGGCGTCCAGCCTCAGCGACGGTTGCCGTCACCACAGAAGTTTCGATATTCCCGAATTCAGGAAAACGTGCAACGAATGTGGTGGCGGTAACAGCCATCAGCCTTCCCCTTCAGTAATTGCCTTAATGCGTTTTGCGATGGCGTTCTTGATGCGGATACGGTTCTCGGCATAGTCCCACTCCTTGAGCAGGTCCAGGTCGAAGGTGCCGTTGATCGCACTAAGAGCCTCTTTGACAGGCATGGTTTCAAGGCCACCGGACGCCTGACCTGCAGGCGTCGTGACGACCTCTACGTCCTCCTGGACAGTGAGAGCACCAAGCGAAAGGAGTTCACCCACCAGGGGCATTTCCTTGATCTTCTCCCAATCAGAGACAGATACGTCGCGATTGACGCCTGACTTGAGTTGGATGCGCTTGGTGACACCCGGCTTCTCACCAATGATGGAGAAGCCAAGGGTGACCTCCTTGTCCCGTGGGGGATTTTCCAGCTGAGGGGTGTAGGTAATGATCATCTTTTCTGATTTAGGTCTTAGTTATCAGGCCTTTTCGACGTACAGGACGCTCTTGGGGTAGTACAGAGCGACACCGCCGACGCGGGCGTGAGCAGCCACGGTGAATTCCAGGTTGTTGCGCACAGGCGGCAGGAACTCAAGGGTGCGGGGGATGTGCAGCTGGACCTTCTCGGGGGAGCGGTCGTAGCAGATGATCCGATCCTTGGTCAGCTCGGACTTGCCTGCTTCCAGCTCGTTGATCGGCTCGATGGAGCGGATGTAGGGGTTGGTGCGCAGGAAGAACTCCAGAACCGTGGTGTCGCTGGTGGAAGAGCGAGGGGTGGTGGAGATGATGCGATACACGTCGTAGGGGACGAGCATCGTGTTGGGGGATTCCTTCATGTTGGAACCCTGGACAATGCTGGTGGGAGCCTCGTTCAGGATCTCCAGCATCTCGTCGGTGGTTGCGGTGTCGAACCACTTCGAGGGCACGGTCTTATCAACGTTTGCGTTGTTGAAGAAGCCGTCCATGGAGACAGCAGACTCGCCGAAGTAGGCGACGTCCTGCACTTTCTCCTCATAAGCACGACGCACAGCGTTGGCGCGGCGTTGCTCCAGGTTCATGCCGGGCACCATGGCGGCGGCGCGGGTTTCCTGGATGGAATATGCGAAAGAGGCACCCAGGCTGCGGACCTGATGGGTGACTTCCTTACGCAGCACGTCAGCGCGGGGCAGATCCGAGGCTTTGTCCTGGATCAGCTTCATGCTTCCCTGTGCATCGAAGATGCGGTAGGTGAAGCTATCGGCACCGGCTCCGACCTCAGTAGAGATAGGAAGAACGGAGGAGTATTTAATGTCGGCGTACTGGACTTCGAAGGTACGAGCCAGGACTTGCTCTAGCTCGCGAGCCAGAAACAGACCGACGTCATCATTACGGATGTCAGACATTGGGGTTGCCTCCTATCAAGTATCGGCAGTAACAGTGAGAGTCGGGATATCGATCTCAAGCAGCGCGATCGAACCAGCGGAAGCAGCACTCAGCCAACGAGCACCGGCAGTAACGAGGAAGGACTTTCCTGCTTCTGCATCTTTCGCGAAGCGTCCCTTGTAGCCGCCATTGCTGGAAGCAGACGCAGAATCGGTGTGATAAATGCGGACTGCATCGCCGAGGGCGACAGCGTCGGTGGTGTAAACGAAGATCACGCCCTTGCTGAGGACGTTGACCATCTGCTTGTCGGGATAACCAATACGACCGTCAGCGGTCTTGTTGGAAGGGGTCGCGGTATAGGTGGAAGCACCGTTCTCAAAAACGTTGCTATCCACGGCAATACCGAGGATGTCGGTACCAGCAGCACCGGTAGGAAGGGTGGCACCCAGGCCGGAAGAGGCGTGAGCGTCAATAATCACAGCGTGACCGTAAGGAATTACGGCGCTGGATTCGTTGGTGTAGGACCGGGAGACATAAGCCTGCAGGTCGGCGATCAAACCTTCATGACCATTGGTCAGGGACAGAGGGTATGCACCCTGAGCACCAGAAGGGTTCGAAACGTTGGTATCGGTGAAAGTAACAGCCATTAGTGTTCGCTCCTATCAAACGTGAGCAGTGAGATCTGACTTCCAACCGTTGAGCAGTTGCTCGCGGTAAGAGTCACCGGAGTCGAGCTTCTCGGAACCAGAGACGGCAGCGAGGGCAGCGCGGACTTCAGCGACGTTGGAACCGTCAGCTTCAGGTTGGAATTCGGCGTCGGCCTTAATTTCCTCTTCGTCGTCCTCGACGTCTTCCATAGCCGCAAGAACACCATCAAGGACACCCAGCAGGTAGTCGTTGTTGGCGTCTTCGCGTGGAGCTTGTTCGAAGACGTTTTCGTAAGCGATAGCCATGATGGCCCGCTCATCTTCACCGTCGAACTTGTACTCCTCCGGAAGGATGGGAGCGAACTTGTCCAGGGTGGCGAGGCGTGCGTTGACGGCCTCATTAATTTCTGCAGCGTCGTCGCGCTTATCTGCAGCTTCGGCAGACTCAGCGATTTGCTTTTCGAGTTCTTCGATACGCTCCAGAGCCGCATCAAGACGGCCAAGAGTTTCTTCGGTCTCTGTAACTACGGCTTGAATCTGTTCTTCCTGAGAATCCAGCTTGCTCTGGAGGTCAGCCTTGGCACGCTCAGCCTCCTTAGCGAAGGATTGGACCGCGCCTGCAGTTTCTGCGGGAAGTTCAAGATCCAGGCCGTCGAGGGTGATTCGTGCCATGGAAATAACGGGCGAATTCGACGGGTTTTCATCCCACGCAATCGCATCATTGCGATCACATGAGTCGAGGATTAGGCGAACGTCACGTCCTGCACGTCCTTTAGGAACAATCGCAATATGGTTAATGCGAATGTTGCGTTGGACGCCGTCGTAACTTTCACCTTGTGGTGTAACACCAGGGGTAGGATCAAAGTCAACGCGATAACCGCTGCTGACTTCCTGTGCATCACCTCGCTGGATACGCTCAATAGCGCTCTTATCAGTGATAAGAAGCGCGACTTCTACGAATCCATCGTTGTAACGAACCTGCGAACCCGCATGTCCGATTTGATGCACCTTTGTGTTTTCGGAATCAAGCAGAACCGGGGGATGCCCCATGGTTACTGACTTCATGCCGAAGGAAGCAAGAGACTCAGGCTTCGCTACTTCTTCTTCGGGTCGATATTCACGCACTTGTGCGCCATCTCCCCTTGTATAAAGCTGCGTCCCTACTCGGGCGGCTTTACACCACACTTTCAAATACCCTTCATCCGTAGTTTCGGACTTAGATATTTGACCGTAATCGTAACGATGACAAGTCTCCATACCCTGATACTAACTAAGTTTAGCCGAGTTAGTATTACCAACCCCATTTATGAGGTAAGGATCCCAATTAAATGAGTCAATTCGTTTCCTGTGCTTTTTCTGTGGTGGGTGCCAGATAATTGCCTGCGCTTTGTGATCACGCAGGGGAATCATCCAGATGTGACCGTATTCCAACGAAACGACACCGAAATAGTCGATCTCGTCCGGTGTATAAGGTCTTGCACCACCTTTACAGCTTGTATTAAGGCATGCCTGATAATATTCAGAGCCATTTTTGATGCAGCGGTACAGCGTCTTCACATTCACACGCACCAATTGCTCGTTCCACTCGACGACGTAATCGACGCGATGGAGATCGTGCTTAGGTGCGGCGATGAAGATGCCGCTTTGAAGGAAATGCCCTTCAAATAGATGCTCACCCTGTGCGCCTCGATGAGAGGCTGCGCTGATAAGGGTCAATAGGCCGAATCAGTTAGACCTATGTAGCAGATATTAGTGAGGCTTGATTTGGGTCATGTAAATGGTGGCCAGCAGGAGGCTGATCATCCATGAAACGCCAAATGAGATAACGCCTCTAAACATCAGTAGGAACGCTTTTTGTAAGCGTCCATGATCTTGGCTACACGATCACGAACCGTTTTGGTCTTGGCGTGACCGTCTTTGTAAAACGAACCCAGGCGGTAATTACCCAAGGGACGCTTGCTCTTCTTATTCATGAAACCTGGCTCGTACTTACGTCGTGCTTTGAGGATCGCAGCCTTATGACGGCGTTTGCCTTTAGATAGCGCGGTTTTCACTGCCACGTTGTGCCGGCGCTTGCCTTTGATGACAGCTGCCTTATGTCGGCGCATTCCTGCTGCCGTTGCCCGTTCAGCTCTCAGGCTGAGGGTGGGCGTCATCTTGATCGTGGCGACTGTACCTGGCTTGCGGCGTTTCAGCGCAGCTGCTCCACCAGCAATGACCCCAGCGGCAGCGACTGCTTTGACAGCAGTGCCAACGCCAGAGCCTTTGGAGCACTTAGCGGTGTTCGGGATATAAGAAGCACCGCACTTCTTGTCAGTGCGTGATGCGGTCATCAGCGTGTATATCGGATAGATTTCCTATTCCGCTTATATGCAGCGGTTTTTGTGTAAGCGGCAGCAATCTTTGCCACTTTAGGGTCATTGATACTCATGCTGGTTGGATCTTTGATGCCTTGCTTTTTAATGAAGGCCAAGTAGTCCGCACCTTTGGGATTCCAGTTTGGATTACGGCGAATACGAGCCTTACTGAGCTTCGTCGCTTCTCTTCCCAGTCCTGCACGCGCAGCTTTGACGCCTTCTTTTGCTACTCCAACACTCCGACCCATAACTGCACCGCCGACAGCACCTGTGCCGCCTCCAATGGCAGCACCTTTTAGAGCACCCTTGAGTCCCCCGGTGGCTGCGCCCACAGCTGCACCATAAAGACCACCCAGAGCTGCACCTGTCTTAGCTCCAGATTTAGCGGCTT